GTTGCTTTACCATTAAGCTATAAGCCCTGTACAAGTAATTATATTATAATTTGTTGTTAAGACTAATATATTCTTTAAGAATTTCTTCTACCAATTGGTTAAATGTGATGTCACGTTCGTGTGCCATTTTCATCAATGCAAGCATCACATTGTCAGGTAAATCAATAGGAACGCTCACACGAGTATCATACACCTCTCCAGCTTTGATAGCAAGACATTTTTGAATAAAATCATCATCTACTTCTAGGTCCACGTAATCAACATCGTCCCAGGCCTGGTTTAGCATTTCGCCGCGAGTCTTGGCTTCTTTGTTGTACTTTTTAACATAGTCAGAGTTGATCATGCGATATGCACGTTTGTTGGTATAGTCGCAAACTGCTACTTCATAGACCTTTTGACTCTTGGTGCTGAATACAACATTAAAACTCCAGCCACCCCGATCGTGGAGACCGTTCCAGCTACTCAGCTGGTAACTATTTGATCCGTAACAGTCCCAGCCAAAATCACCACCTTCAGTGATTTTATAGTCAACTAGTTCCATCCATTCTTTCATTGTGATCATATGATATACTCCTGGTTAGATATAGATTATACACTTATGCAATTTTAAAGTCAACAAGACGACAACGTGATTGGTGTTTTTCATGTCGTTGGTATGCCGTTTTCAATTCTTCTTTGCGCATACGATATTTTGGTGTGCGCAAATCTTTGGCAACAAAGTCTCTAGGTTTGAGTTGTTTAATTTTCATACTGCACCATTAAAAGTTAACTCCACGAACATCAGTATTTAAGTTGGGCTTCATGCTACGGATTAAGCCACGCTCAAGGTTGTGAGCTTCTGTCTTGCCACGCACAACTGCTAATACACGAACAGTGAATGAGTCGGTACCGCGCTCACGCATGGTCTCGTACAACATCCATGACTTGTCTTCTGAACGCATACGATAGATATGTTTGTTGCAACGAACCAACACACTCTTTTTAACAGTACTCATAGTCTTGGCTGTGACACCAATGTAGAAGTCTGTGCCGCTTTCAATCATGTAAATGATGTGAGTGCGATCGGTGCGTTTTTTGCGTGTTTGCTTTTTAAGTTCCATACAAGTATTATAGCAAAACGAGCATTTCTAGTCAACCAAAAACAACTGTGGCAAAAAAGCCACAAAATTGTGGTAAAAAAACAACAAAAATAAGGTAATACTCAAGTATCCTTGATAATCCAATAATGATTATTGGGTATTATTAATAGTATTATTGATAATATTAACTCTTTATATTCACTTATTATAGTAAATTGGGAATTATTGGTCAACCAGAATAATTGTCAAGAAACTTTTGTAAGTCCCCGTAAAGGGTTGCCAGCATTGCTTCTTTGCTAGAAAACATAACTATCTGTTTATTTTTTAAATCAATATAATAGGGAAAAGTCAACTTACGATCCAACGCCAGTAATCCTTTCTTATTGAGATTTTTCTTAATCTCAATTGGAACAGTCCAACTTTCAATTTCCAAGAATTGAAAAGCTTTGTAGCCGTAATCAGTAAGCCGTAAACCGCCACTGGATCGAATATTACAATACCAAGTCTTAAGTGCTTTTTCTGTAGTTACAGATAATGAATCAGGTAATAATTCAACTAACGTTTGCGTTAGTTCATTTTTGTTTACCATCTGGGAAGATTTGAGGGCCTTGCTTTAATAACACCACGGAGAATTTGTCAGTCTTAAATTGTGTATTAAGTTTTTTTGCTAGATTAATTGCATGACCACTATTGGAAAAACTAACCTTTTTATACTTCGGTCCAGGATAATGAACTAGCATATTTGATGTCTTAAGATTGATAGGTAGTCCATCAAAAAATACAGCCCAAATCCCTTCAGCCGCAAGTACTTGTTCGGTCTTGTAACTGACCTTGTTGGTTAGTTCTAATAGAACTTTAGGTTTTGGTCTACTCATCGTTGTTAAACTCCTACATTTATTTATCCCGTTATGTAGGTAGTTTTAGAATGAGCCGCCGACAACCTCGATGTTAGTTATGGGTTCTACAGATGTTACAGGAGCCTGTTCACGTAGTACCTGAAGACCTAGCAGTAACTTTGTAATGTCAGCATGCAGATCTCTTGCTTCATTAATAGTCATAATCAAATCACGTTGGCTTCTACTTTCTGCCGCTTTGATTCGATCAATAAATTTGTTAATGTGTAACATTATGTTCTTTTTAGGTAAGGTGCTAAATTAGGTGGTGTCCACCCAACCGGCTTTAATACCTTACCATCTTCACGTTTACGTACCTTGCCAGTTAGTCGGTCAATTTTAGCAAAGTTTGTTGACATAACTTCTTTCCAGGCACGTTCTCCGTCAAAACCAGCAGATTGAATAGCACCGATAGTAACAACTAAAATATCAATTAGTGCATCCAATGCTTCGGCATCGTCGGCAATACCTGCTTTAAGCTCTTTATATTCTTCGTCGATCAAATCTAAATACATTGTATATTGATCTTCGTTACGTATGCCCACAGTTTGGTCGCAAGCCTTCATAAACTTTTCTTGATCTCTAAACGGGTTTGTCATTATGCCATCCTATCTACGTTTTGTCCCGCACGGTTCATCCGGCGGTTCATTTCAATTCTTGCTTCTTCATTAGCTTTGAGATTAAGTCGAACACGCTGTTCTTCTAATCTAAGTTCTTCGTGACGCTTATCTAACTTTTTAATATCAAGTTGTCGATACATCTCTGCTGTTTGTGCGGCAACTCTGTTAATCTCTGACATAGTTTTTCTCCTATCTTTTTAACTACTGTGCATTGAGGCTTGTTCTTCTGTATAAAATGGTCCAGTGTATGGATAACGCTGAAGTGTAATGAGTTTTGGACATTGTACTACGTTCCATGTACGCCCTGTTTTTATCCGATACCAACCTGCGGCAAACCACGACTTGGATTTTTCTTCCTGAGTCCAAATTGGTAGTTGACGTTTAACATCAAAGATTGGATTATATGGATGTTCTGTTGTTGGGTATCCGTGTACTTGATTGGGTTCAGGCACAGATCTTTGTTTAATAGGTTCAAAGTCAATACCAACACGTTGTTGTACCATGTTCAATGTTTTAAAACATGTGGTTCGATCTTTAATTTTAACAGAGAATCCCTCAGGCCCTGATTCGATGTTACCGATCTTACGATCGTTTTCTTTTAATATCCAATATTGATTTGGAATGACTGCTTTAGCTATGATCATTTAATGTTCCTTGGTATGTTGCGTTTAACCAGCGAGCAAACTGTTCAGGGTTTTCACTAATACGATTGAGTTCGTACTTGCCACAAAATTTCATAAATCTAACACCAACTTGTCCAATGTCTCGATGACTAATCTGTTCACGTATTGCTTGATCGACTTGTTGTTTAATTTCTTCTGGCTGTTCACTCAGATCAATCAAGTGCCGATTACGTTCATAGTCATCCAACACACGATGTTCTAAACCATTATGGTCGGTCCAACGCTGAAGCATCATGTTATTCCAGGCATAGCCTTTTTTATTCATATCTTCAAATGCTTCTTGCAAGCCAATTTTATTTTTAGTTCCTTTAAGGCGTACCCCGGGATAGGCACTAAAGACATTGTCGGATGTATCACCTCGCATACATTTTTCAAATAAAAGCCATTTTGGATTTGGAATAGTCTTGGGTTCTTTTGTTTTCTTATCAATTACTGGTTTACCTTTGGCATCAAAGATGCCATTGATTGTGAGTAGTTCATCGGTTATGCCGTTGTACTGTTGCACATTTTCTGCCAGTAACTGCACAAAATCTGTGTCGCTGGAAATAATAATATGTTTGTCTTGTGGGTGCAGAGCAGTCCAACGTGCTATTACATCATCTGCTTCTGCATTGGGGTGTCGGATTACTGAACAGTTTGTTTGCTCTAGTAAATATTTAGTCAGATTATCATAGGTTTCCCAGAACAATTTGTCTTCTTCTTGCTCTTTTTCTGACATAGCCGCCCGTGATTCTGCACGGTTTGCTTTGTAGGGCTTGTAAAAATCCTTACGCCAACTACGTCCCTCGAGTGCAAAAACCACATGGTCTGCATCAAAATGACGTGCTACCTTGTTAATTGATGCTAGTGTAATGTGCAATGCATATCCAATTTTTTCCCAAGCATCCTCTGCTCTGTAGGCCACATGCCTAGCACGAAAAAACATGTTAGAAGTATCGATTAAAAGATATTGCATTTTGACTCAAATCAAATGGTTACTGATAACGTATTGTAGCATATAATTGCTCCAAAAGCTATGAGCAGGTTTACCAAAATGATAAGAATTGGGTGCTACTGTATCAAACCCATGTTGTTTAAGTATATCCGAAAATGTAGATTTTGGTTTGTAAGGATCTATATAACTTACTCCCCAATTGTGTTGATCAGAAATTTTAGAAAAATCTGAGTTACCATTAAAAAACACATGTTTGACATTTAAATCGTTGAGTTGGCAATGTAGTTGCCAAATGTTGTTGTGTGCTTGTTCGGTTTTCAATTGCCAATCAATTCCAACAATATAATTTCTGTATTTTTCTTGTAACTCTTGTGGAACGTCATCAATACCGCTAGCATTTACTTGATAATAAACACCGTTGTGTAACCATTCTTCTCGTTCCCAAGTACTCCATTGAATGATCATCAATGTTTCGTACAGGTTACTAGCATGCTCCGTTAGATATTTTTCTGTGGTTCTAATAATACGTGCATTTGAACTGGCAGACTCAGCGTCGTACCAAAAACCTGCTTTGATTGCATCAGCTAATGTTTTGCCCCACGTAGCAATAATGTTTTCAGGATGTGGTCTACGACCCATGTAGACATAGCGTTGGTCATCTCCGGCAAATGCATAAGGAGTTACAATTTCTGCACCAGCTGTGTGACTATCGCCGTTTACGTATAATATCACATCAGTTCCTTTTGTTTTTCCGCGGCAACTACTCGTTTGCGTAGACTTGAACTTGAAAAACTGTGATCGCGGCTGTTGAACACATGTTCAATCTGAAGACCTATACCTTCGTTACGACCGGTAAAATTAGTGTCTTCATACTCTTTTCCAAGGATACGCACATCAATGGGCAAGGTCAATATCAAGTCAATTAGGTCTTGTTCGGTGGTGTAAATCACAATTTCATCTACAAAACGACATGCACTCAATTGTATCTGACGTTCTACAATACTTTGCACAGGGGGATTTTTTGAATCCGGTCGATCAACACTAGCATCAGTTTGTAGCCCTGCAATCAAATAATCGCAATGATTTTTTGCTTCGGCCAACATGGCAATATGGCCTGCATGTAGCATGTCAAATTGTGAAAAGGTAATACCAATTTTTTTACCCTGTACTTTGAGTTCTTTAATGCGATTAAAAATCATGATATTTCCTTTCTTCCGCCACCTAGATCTCGTTCTCTAGTGTATCGATTGGGATTCATAGCCTGCTCTTGTTCCCAGGTTTCCATTACAACATGTCTACAGACATTTTGGAACCACTGGTCAACTATATCAGCATCTGTTTTACCTGCATATCCTGCACGTAGGAGATTGGCTACAAATTTTTCATTCCAGTCAAGGTCAAATGCACCTTGATGCATATTATCAGCATCAATTTCTAAACCTAGTATTGCCACATAAGGTTCTCCACGTTCCGTGGCCAACTCTTTTTCGGACTTCTTAGATTTGGGTTCCTTGTGTTCTTTTGGTGGCTCGGGTTTTTTCTTTTTAAAAATTTGACTAAACAAGTTTTTCATAATTCTATCCTTAATGTTTTTTAACCAGATGTGGCATTCTTTTAATCAATGGCAATGTGCGAGGTATAGTAATCATAGTACTTGCAACAGCCATTAACAACATAACTGTAAACATTTCATTGGTGATAATCTTTTTATCTAACAAGATACTAACAAATATAATTTCAATTAGCGCCTTGGTCTGCAACAGCCATCCAATTAAACTTGATTCTTTTTCCTGCCAGTTTAATAGTTTTCCAGCAATATATAACCCGGACATTTTTCCTGCCAACTGGATAACAAAGAAAAATAATGCTACTAGCAGAATTAGTACTCCCCCAAACTCCCAGGAAGTTCTCAATCCAGTGCTTAAAAAGAAAACTGGCATCATTAATAATAACACACTATTTCTCAGATTGTCGAGTTGGTTTTCGTCAAACCAATGTCGGTCTACTATTGCTCCAGCCAAGAAAGCTCCTACCATAAAATGTAGTCCTGCCCAGTCTGCCAACAATGCAACCGACGCTAACCACACCAGTGAAACATATATTCTATCTGTTAACGGTATCCTGGTTAAAAAGTTCCTAATAGCCATAGACCCAAAAATATAACTAACTAAAAAAATTAACTGGTGAGTTAGTCTAGTCCAATCCATTAAAATAATTGCCAAAACTGCCCAAATTGCAATATCATCAAAGCTGGCATACCGTAGAATGCGTTGACCAATGGGTTGTTTTAGTATATCAAGCTTTTCCATCAACAGAATTAATATAGGAAGAGCAGTCACAGCACAGGCCATACCAATACCAAAAATAAATTGCCAAGTTTGTGCATTTGTTCCCATCCAATTCCCAGGGAAATAATTGAGAACAATAAACGCACCAACAGCACCACATAATAATGGCATACCCAATGCCAGACTGGATGTGATTGCAGTTTCTTTCTTGTTAGTTTTAAGTTCGTGCAGGTTTAATTCTAAGCCGGCAAAAAATACAAACAATGTAACTGCCCAAATTGCTATGCCGTTAAGAAACTGAATTACATCTTTGGTAAAGATAAAATTATAAACGTCCGGTTGAATATGTCCAAGAATTCCTGGCCCTAACAAAATACCTGCTATAATTTGTACAACAACCAACGGTGCCCAATAGTCGATATTTCCAAGGCGCCAAATAGCATACGGGATAGAAAAAATTATAATTAATGCAATTAAAAATAATTCATTTATAGTCATTTATTTTCCCCATCCATTGCCCCAAAGGTCAACGTGTAGTCTAGGACTGTAGTAATAACCTCGACTACATGCCCAGTCTGCTACACGAACACGATTCTGCGCATAAGGAGTAACCACACCACCTTGTGGCATAACATATACTACGCCAGTAAATCCACCTGCTCTAAACTCTTTGACTGCACGTTCTACCTCGGCAAAGTGAGCCTCGGTTTCCACAACAAACTTGAGATATACTGTGCCCAATTCTTGATAGCTAGCAACAATGTCAGGACAGATTGCTTCCTCCCAACGCTCACCGCTGGCACTGAGTTTGGCACTGACACTAAATGTAACAAATCGATCTTGTTTGCTACCAAGCGCAGGTTGTTGCCAAGCTTGTAAAAAATCTCTAAAGCCTGTTTGTAATTTCTGGGTGCCGTTAGTTTCAAATGTAATGTTACGCAGGTCATTCATGAGAGGATTACTAATCATTTCCTCGTAGGCACGTTGCCAGCCTAACAACGGCTCACCACCCGTAATAACTAAGTGTACATCATTGCCGTTGTCTTGTACCCATTTATGATTGGGTGTGAGATTTAACATATCATTGACTAGTTGTGTTGTTTCAAATGTTGGGCTCAGGTGTTTAAAGTCCGGATGCCAACTTGCATAACTATCACAGCCTGTGTTGACTAAAGGCAGGCTAAGGAAGTCTTTGTATAAATGTACTTCTTTGGCAACGTCATCTGCTTCAGTAGACTTAACCCCTGGAGCACAGCCAAATCCGCTACAGGTAAAGTTACAGCCAAATGTACGCAAGAACACACTTGGTACACCCACAAAGCGACCCTCTCCTTGGGCAGAATAAAACAATTCACTTACTTTAATTTTCATACAGTTTCTTCTTTAAAAATGGTTGACCATTGCTCTAGTTTTTTTCTTTTATTCTGAACTGCGTCTTGTACACTAGCACCGTCAATAATTTTAAGTTCTCTAAGTAATTCAATCATGCATAGTACATCTCCGACTTCCTCGCACAACATTTCTCTATTAGACATTCCACGTTTCAAATGAATCTCATCAATACCGAATCTACGTATCTTGCTTACAATTTGTATAACTTCAGCGCATTCTTCCTGGAGAATATCCATTACTTCGTTTATTTTTGAGTCCATGATTTTAATATTTCCTATAATTATTTGACAATTACTTCTTCTTCTGGATTCCAACGACGCCACCACTCTTCCCAAGGAAATACAATCCATTGTGGATCATTAAATTTATTAATAGTTTCTGCGCAGTAGGTAATAGGCACAGTTGAATCACTGGATTCGTTATCGTACAATACTGCTACTCTAACATTACTTCCCCAAACTGACTGCCATTTTGTATCTGACGGGAGACAACCAGCTGGCCAATCCTCTCTAATCCAATTTAATGTGGCACCTGAATCGTTGATATCATCTATAATAAGAATATTTTTACCTTTGTATGCATCCTCGGCCATCCATAAATTTGACTCACAGCTTTCATCATCTTTAAGATCACGCAATTTAACTTTAAGAGTCTCCATACGGCAGTCTAGGTATTGTGAAAGTAAGTTTGCTGGCATTAGTCCACCACGGGTGATGCCTACTACATAATCAGGACGCCAATTATCCAATAACATCTGCCTAAGAATTTCTTGCACCTGTCGTTGTACATCACTCCAACTTACATATACTTTTTTCATAACTTTTTTGCTTTCACCAAAAGATGCCAACCTAGGTATTCTTTAACTGCTTCTTGCATTAATTCGGACATTGCTTCAAACCATGGCTCAAGTTCAAAAATACCTTGCTTGTATTTTTCTACATTATACATGAAACAATGACTTTGTCGCAACCTTAACAGGTTAAAATCTTCTTTTAGTAGTTCGTGTATTTCTTCAGAAGTATACGCTTCGGCATAAGGACAACCCGCCTGGGCTTCAAATTGATCTAGACCTTTTCGAATCATTGCATACTTCCAGGAGTTTTTAGCATAGACCATAAATCTAAACTCGCCGTCGTGTTTTAACAAACTGGCAACAGTTTTAATATGATCTTGCATGCCAGGGTAATGATGTAGTACCCCGTAGCTGTAGACTAAATCAAATTGTCCTAAGTCTAGTACTTTGCGGTCAGTGATATCAATATTGTGAAAATCACCTTCGAGACCATAAACGTCAAATCGTTGCTTGCACAGATCTAAACTGGCGTCAGACAAATCAATTCCCACGTATTCGGCACCGTGTCTAGCAAACTGTTCTGCATCTGTACCAATGCCACATCCAATCTCTAATACACGTTTTCCTCGCCAGTGGTGGAACCCAGCAAAATCAAGGATATGTGGTTCAGCACGATATCGTTTGCTTGTTACTTCGTCAAAGTACTGTTCAGAGCCAATGGTAGCATTACTGTGACCAACATTACATGGTTGTGTATTCCAGTAGTCAAGAATTCTTTTTTGTAAATCCATAATTAATTAAATTTTGCCATTTGTTTATTTGGGTCAAACTCGTTGAGCATTCTAACCCAAGGGTCTTGTTTGCTTGCCAGAACATTCATAAACCAACTAACATCTTCACCTCGAGCATGCATAAACCAAGCGATTTTGCTAGCATCTAAAAAGCGTTGACGACGATAGTCAAAGTGATTAAAGTCTCTAGGGTCTTCAGGCCGGCCTTCATACATAATTCTATTCTGAAAAGTTTCGTCATTGTTATCACCGGTTAAATCGTGACGATTGTGTAATACATCAACCGAAATAGTTTCCATAATATTCAAGATATATGCAATCTGACTAACCCATGCGTCTGAAAGTTGATGTGCGCTTATATAATTAAACAACATTAACCAGTCTCTTGGAACAATTGGAAATACTGCATAAGGATGCTCGTTGTGTGTGGGCATTCTTAGCACACGAAACTTACCGTTGTGTTCTCTTATTCGACTGTCCCAGCCTTGTGTTTTCATAATTGCATCGTCATTCCAAAACATTAGCCAACGTGCATTGCTTTTTTTAGCCAGTTCTGTTACATATTCATTTAAACGAGTATAACCAACTGGTTTAAATTCTAATATTGACGTTGAAATACCCCGACCGTCAAAGTCTTTAAAAATATTTTCCGCCGCCCACTCAATAGACTCTTTGTCGTCTTCATCCATACCTAGTAAAATTTGTATTGATTTTACATCATCGGCGCGGTCAATTAAGCTAATAAGACTATCAAGCAATGCAGTTGTACGCCCGCGGGTGGGCAATAGTATAGCTACATCATATTTTGGTTCTAAAATTAAAGTTGGTATTTCAATTAATCTCATTCAAATAAATCCTCATTCCATTCTCTATGGCCTTCTCTAAATGCCATGTTTGCTTGTGTTTCACGCACTTCCACTCGGTAGCACCACAAACGACTTGCTTCGTATTCTCCCCAGAAGTCAGGAATGTAAACACCATTCACATACTTGTAAAGCATGTCAGCTAGTGATTCACATCCTACTCGGGGCAAGATAGTGAGCTTAGCCAGTTTACGACGTTCCATTTCTTTGTAGAACTCCAGTTCAGGATCATCTTGTGATACCAAGGTTGTGTGATCAAATTGATCTTCTAGTATCTTTTTAAGTTCTTTAAGACCACCGTAGTCAGCGGCCCAATTACGAACATCAAGATCATTTGTACCAAAGTAAAACTTCATACTAAATGAGTACCCATGATTCAAGTTACAATGACTGTCGGCCCTCCACTGTCGGTAGGCACACGGAAATGCGTCAATGTACTCTTTGGTGCTGGTAAACTTGTATGTTACTGGCTGGTATTCTCTTTTGATAACTGCGTTAAAATCGTCTGACATGCTGTTTTCTCCTATGTTTATAGCATAGGCTTGCAGAATTTGTATAGCGGGATGAATGCTCTAAAGACCGCTTGTGCTATTGTAAAGCAATATTGATTGATAGTCAAATTGTGTTTAACCATTTTTATAAATTGTTGATTGGATTGAATTTTTAAGTGCGCCACTGCGTCTTGCAAACTGAAATTTTTGTGAAGACGGAACAAAATCAGAAATCTTATTAGAGATCTGATATTCGGTCTGAATCTTCTCCCAAGAATCAATGTTGTAGTTACAAACAATGTTGCAATTAGGCTTCCAAATTTCATTTAGCATAAATCTTTGTTGTAATTTGATTACCGACTGATCAATTTTTCCAAATTCAAAAGATGTTGTTAAAGCTAAATCAATAACATCTTTTATATTCTGATAAAAATAATAATAACTCTTAGAATAAAAAAGATGTATTTCAATATCTTCTCCGAGATAACCTGTTTCTAATAGCTGGGTAAGCATAGATCGAATAGTTTGGTATTCTTGACCAATAGCACCGCTATCTAACTTTATTTTTTCCATTATAGAATCGTAGAATTTTTTATAATCAATACCTAATACATATCTACAATATTTAGACAACAGTTGACTATATCCTGCAAAATGAAAATTTTGCATCATCCAATGGTACATAAATGCATCAATCATATCAGCCCTGGGCATGGTTCTAGTTTCGCTGACTAGTTCCATGTACTCCTTGATACCGCTAGGATCATTTATTCCAAATGGTTGATAATTTTCAACTACCACAGTCTTTATTCCGTACTGTAATTTTTGAGACTGATTGAGTTCTGTATTCTCTAACACATTGGCTATATAAATGTCAGCATGATTATGCTGGCCCAGTTCCAACAGCTCGCAAAAGCCATTGCACCAACTTTCTAATGTTTCTTCCGGTAACACAAGAATCATATCAGTAAAGGTGGGAATATCATATTGTTTACTAAGTTCAAGCATTTTTTTGACATCATTGCTTTTCATGTTGTCACGTTTAATTGCTTTTAACGTGGCGGGATTCATAGTTTGCATACTCATTGTTATGCTTTTTGTAATGTTACCAAACTCTTTAGCAATTTCAAATACAGTTTCGTTGCTGTTTTTTGCATAGTTCATATTGATAAAATCTACAGAACTATTTTCAAGATAGCGTCTTACCATTTGTGCTATTTCAAAATCTCGTTGTTTGAATATGCCAAAATTAGCATCAGCAATGAATACTACACTTACAGGATTGTTTTTAAACCAAATTAGTTCTTGTTCAATTTTTTCTAAGTCAAACTTTTTAACCTTGCTGTAGGTCAACCCACCCCAATCACAGTAAGTGCAGGCGTACGGACATCCACGATTAGTTTCTAAGATTACTTGAAAAAAGCAATCGGAACTGGCATTACTAATAATATCATCAAACAGTCCCAGCAAATAAGGGCTAGGAACATCTAAATTTTCTAAACGTTTTTTTCTGTAGAATTGTTCAGGCTTTTGATTCTGATCCAAACATCTGAGTATTTCTAAAAAAGTTTCCTCGCCCTCACCAAATACAATACTATCAATAAAATCGTGTTGGATGTGATTCCCACCTGTTTGTGGACCACCAAAAACAATGTGGCACGTGGGCCAACGCTGTTTTATTTCTTTTGCCAAGGCCAGATTATACTGCTCGTTCCAGGCGTAACAACTAAATGCACACAACGAAGGAGTATCCATTGAATTGATTACTTGATCAATAGAATCTCTAGTGTATTCAAGTCCACCTAATTGCCAATGTTGCTTGATGTCATCAAACTGCTGACAATATGCCCACACACAGGCTGCGCTGTAAGGTAACCAATAGTGTGGAGTACTGTCTATTAGAGTAGCATATTGTGGTTGAAAAAAATACACCAATTTTGAAGTCATAATATTATTGTAATAATTCTATTAGACTTGATGAATATTGATTAATTCATCTTCATTGACAAATCCAGTGAGTTGCATTGTGTATCGATTATCCGGTCCTACATTTGCCGCAGAATGTACTACATTTGGGTAAATGACTACATAATCACCACGAACATAGTTACCTAGTACATCTCCATTTTCAAAATCAAGGAAATGACCTATTTTTTTATCTTGTAAAAAAATATTAACTCTAACAGGAATCATTGACTCTGTATTTAATTGTTGATCCAACATGCTTTTCTTCAATCTAAACATTGAGTCTGAATGCGGAGCATTAATTTTTCCTGGCAGCATCATAGTAATACCTGTTGTACTATAATGTAACCAACTGTCAAATTTTTCTTTAATTTTAAATGCCCAGGTAGGACAATCGTCTTCAAATACCTGTAACAATTTCATTGAGTCCGTTGCGTAGTCTGGCATCGGAATCCCCCACCGATCCCATATTGGATTTTTAAAATAATCCTCAACAATCTCGTGTGTAAACTTT